TACCAAAAAAGTCATTGAGGTAACTGACATAAATAGTAAAAGGTATAAGATTACCGTAGAGGAGATTTAATGTTTTTAGAGTATTGGATGATAGCAGTACTTGCAGCTATGTTTGCGGCAGGTATGTGGGACATGAATGTTAAAGGATTCAAGGAAGGAGTCGAGGCTGGTGCAGAAGGTGCTCTGGCCATGTTAGAGCGTGAAGGGTACATAGATATTACTGACGATGGTGAAATTTCTGCTAAAAAATGTGAAAAAAATGCATTTTAGCTATTTACATCTATGTGGAACTATGGTATAATAATACTATCAAATGGAAGGAGAATACATTATGTTTCAACAAGTCAATACTAAAGCTCGTAGTTCAAAGGACTATCTTGGGTCAATCTACACCGAGGATGCAGCCGGCATGCTGCAACTTCAGGATCTTCGTCGAATGATTAAGAACCTGAATACCGATCTTCGTAACTTCAAAGCCAAGGATAAAAAAGGTTATCCTATTCAATTCCGCGTTGAGATTCGTGGTCGTGAGGCAATCAAAAAAGGTTCTTGCAGTCACTGGTTACTTGGTAAAGCCGATAACCGCTCATACGATTTTGGCGGAAACGTTATCGGTGGTATCGCTAACGCTAAACGTCTTGATGTTTATCTTTATAGGAGATAATCATGGGAAGAGTTAAAGATTACTTCTGGGATGAAATCGAGGCTGAAAGAGAGAACGAATATCTTGAGCCAGATTTCGAATCATATTATGAAAATTTGGAGAAGCAAAATGCTACTACAGATCAAGGGCGGAACCAAGAAACAGCGAATGATGTCGGAGTCAGCCATAGTCCACGTGGTGGAGAAGTTCATGCCACGGATTCGGACTCTGGATGTAACACTTCGGATACGTAAATTCAATAAGTCTGGAGAAGACGGTGTCATAGGTTGGTGTACATGGGAGGATACTAATATTCGTCCTCGTGAGTTTTTGATCGAAGTAAGCTCTGAGCTATCCACGATCGAATTCATTAAGACCGTTATACATGAGATGATCCATGTAAAGCAGTACGCCACAGGACAGATGAAGGAGCGCTTCAAGCAAGGTCGTAAGACATACTGGAAAGACAAGGACTATACTGACAGCAGTTACTCCAAGTCTCCTTGGGAACGTGAAGCGTACCGCAAACAAGAGACGGTTTTCAAATCGTTTATGCAGGAGTGGTTAGAGATCAATTAATAAGATTCTGTTGAAGGAACGAGTTCCATTTGATCAACTTAAGGGCGGCGGGGTGTATACTTTGTCGCCTTTCTTTTTTTATAAATAGTAGTGTAACTTCGGAGGTAATATGGCATACGACTTTTTTCCAAAGAGCGAACGTGAGTTAGCTAATAAGATCAAAGGATTTCCTGCTGACAATCAGGTGGAGATCGTTAGGCTGTTTAACTTCTTAAAGAAAAAGTTTCGAGCACTTGATACACCGATCAATCTCGATATGAAAAAGCCGTCAAACGTCAACGTAAGTAGACAACTTGATGGTGATATTCGTATCGCGGACGTAAGCCGCGGAGCTCAGCTTAAGAAGGTTAAACTTAAATTTGGTAATGGCTCATCTGGAAACCGTGGAGCAAAGAACAGGGGTAACCTGTTTGAGGAACAGTTCGCGACTGGTCTTTTGGACTGGTGGGCAGGACGACCCGTTGACGGTAAAATGCTTAAAGCCATTGAGGATCTCGATAAGACCTATAACCTAAGCGACTCAAAGACCTTTGTTGTGAAAGTGGTTGGCGGTGAGAATACTAAACGACCATTACAGTTTGACTCTGGTATCTACCTTGCCAATCCAAAAGGTCAAGGTAACGATGTAGGACAATCGGTAACTGACATTACGCTTGAGACTGATAAGGGCCCAATCTTTCTCAGCTTGAAACTCGGTGGTACGACTACGTTCTTTAACGTTGGCGTTCGTACTATCCTAACTCCACAAGAAATTCAAAAAGGTCAAATCACTAACGAAAAAGGTCTGCAGTTGCTAAACCTATTTGGTATTGACCAAGAAAAGTTCTGTAAGATATTCACTGGTGATCTACCAGGAGGCGACATAGTTAAGAACGCGCCATACAATAAACCAGCAATGACTAAGCTGATGGAGTCAGGTATTGGATTTAACTATCATATCATTCATAAGTTTCCTGCTCGTATCCTAAGTAAGAAGATGGATAAAGCTGCTATGCAACGAGCAGCTAAGACTGGTGATCTTACGATCTTCTATGGTGGTAAAGGCGGCAACGGTAAACGGATCGACATGGAGTTCGCATCCGCAACATACTCATTTAAGCTTAACATCAGAGACACGCAAGGTAAGGATGGATTCCCTACTCGTATGATGTGTGACTTTAAGTACGTATAGGAACAGACATGCAAACATTCAAAACATATATCGTTGAGGCGGCTAAGAACCTCCATATGACTCACCTTGAGGATCAAGTAATCTACGGTGGAGTGGATGGAGCAAGACAAGCTATCCTTGCACTGCGTTCCCTCCGAGATATGTTAGCCGGTGAAGCAAAACGTCCAGTTGATGTAACCGTCAAATGGGACGGAGCACCAGCCATCTTTGCCGGTGTTGATCCACGAGACGGTAAGTTTTTCGTGGCTAAGAAAGGTGTGTTCAATAAAAACCCTAAGGTCTATAAGACTGATGCTGATATTGATGCCGATACGTCTGGTGATCTATCAAACAAGTTAAAGACTTGTCTTAAGTATATGCCTTCTCTTGGTATCAAGGGTGTCGTTCAGGGCGACTTGATGTTTACGTCTGACGATATTGATACCGATACTATTGACGGTAAGAAGTACTACACGTTCCAACCAAACACTATTGTGTATGCCGTACCAACCGACTCGGACGGTGGCAAAGAAATCAAAAACGCTAAGATGGGTATCGTATTTCATACACGATACACAGGATCCGATTTTGAGTCAATGAAGGCATCATTTGATGTTAAGGCTTCCGAGTTCAAAGCATCACGAGATGTTTGGTTCCAAGATGCGACTCTTAGGGATCTATCAGGTACTGCTACGCTAACTAAGAAGGATACTGATGAGGTAACCAAGGCGCTTTCCGAAGCGGGTAAGATATTCCGTAAGATCGCTGGATCGACTCTTCGTGAGATCGAAGGAAACGCTACCTTGGCTCAAACTATTGAGACTTACAACAATACGTTCGTTCGTAAACAAGAAGTCATCAAGGATACTAGAAAACACGTTGACGGATTGATCAAATATATATCTGATAAGTACCAAAAAGAAATCGATACCAAAAAGTCAGATAAGGGTAAGGCAACGTGGGAAGCTAAAAAGGCTGATATTCTTAAGTTCTTTTCTAGCTCAAACAAAGCCAATCTAAAACTACTCTTTGATTTACAAAAAGCAATCGTTTCTGCGAAACTGATTATTATAAATAAACTAAACAGGTTACAAAAGATCTCAACATTCGTTCGTACTCCAAACGGATTTAAGACAACAGGTGTTGAAGGATATGTTGCGATCGATAAACTAAGTGGTGGCGCAGTTAAGTTGGTGGACCGTATGGAGTTCTCCTACAATAACTTTAGCCCTGATATTATTAAAGGCTGGGACAAACCGTCTCGATCCTAATGGGAATTTGGAAAAATGAAAGACTTTAAGCAAGTTCAAAGAGAACTTACGGATCTCAATGCAGATGGACATCAAGACTCGACGGACGAGGCCTTGACCGCTCAGCAACGAATGAAGCTGAAGCAATCCATCCGTCGTAATAAGGCTAAGATCCGTCTTGGACGAGAAAAAGCAAAGCGTAAGACTGCCTCTCCAGAAGTACTACAGAAGCGAGCAAACAAACAGGCTCGTAACGCTATCCTTAAAAAGATTCTAAAGAACAAGGATAAAGGCGACCTTAGTTATTCCCAAAGATCATCCATCGAAAAGCAGCTCGATAAAAAGAAGTCTGCTATCAAGCGTATCGCTAAACAACTCCTTCCAAAAATTCGTAAAGCCGACCGCGCTAAATTGAGCGGTGGGAAGAAGGAGGATTAATGTCTTTTAAGAGTTTTGCTGAATACGTTACCGAAGAGACGAAAGAAATCGTCGTAGCTTGGGGTCGATATAATCCCCCAACGATTGGTCATGAGAAACTTATGACGGTCGTAAAGAAGGTTGCGGGTAGCGGTCAGTACAGAATATACGCATCTCAATCGCAGGATCCTAAAGAGAATCCAATCGATTATAAAACCAAAGTCAAGTATATGCGTAAGATGTTTCCAAAACATGCGCGCAGCATTATGCTTGAGCCAAAGATTCGTACTATGTTTGATCTGATGACCAAACTGTATGACGAAGGATTCAATAAAGTAACTCTGGTTGCTGGTTCCGACAGGGTTCCAGAATATGATGTTACACTAAACAAATATAACGGTGTAAAAGGCCGCCACGGTTTCTATAACTTTGAGGGTGGAGTCAACATTGTGTCAGCAGGACAACGTGATCCTGATGCAAAAGGCGCAGCAGGTATGTCTGCATCTAAGCTAAGAGCTGCCGCCGAAAATAACGATTTCAAAACATTCAGTAAGGGTATGCCTGCTGGGTTCAAGGAAACCCAACAGCTATTCAACGATGTTCGTAAAGGTATGGGTCTTAAGGAATCATATGACTTTAGATCACACCTACAGTTACAGTCAGTATCGGAGGAAAGGGAAGCCTACGTTGCTGGAGATCTATACAAGGAAGGTGATCTTATTGTCGTAAAGGAAGACGACGAGGTAGGCGAGATCATAATGCTTGGATCTAACTACGTATTGGTCGAAATGGCTAGTGGTAAAAAAGTACGTAAATGGTTGACCGACATTGAGTTGGTTGAGAAACTAAAGCCACAAGATCCAGACGCCGATGAAGTTCCTGGGTCACAACCCAAAGGATACTACAAGGGTGTTGATAAGGATAAAAAAATCGCACGGGCAAAGCACTTCCAACGATATGCTAAGAGTGACGATGATAACCCTGCTTCTTATAAGCCTGCTCCAGGAGATGCCGAGGCCGAGACCAAGCCATCCAAATTTACTAAAAAGTTCAAAAGAATGTATGGTGAGCAGGACGCAATTGACAAGGCCAAGGAACGTATTGATAGAGAAAAAGAAGTTGATAAAATTAAGCATGACCGTATGATGGATCGTGCAAGGCTCAAAGATACCAAGGCAAAGAATCAAGAGGAAGACGTTAAGTCGTTTAGTTCATTTGCTGGTATCATAACCGAGGATACTACTGCAGCACTTAAGAAGAAAGCTGATAAGTCAGGTATGCCTTTGGCTATCTTAAGAAAAGTTTATAACCGAGGCGTAGCCGCTTGGAGAACTGGGCATCGTCCTGGTACTACTCCTGCACAATGGGGTATGGCTCGCGTCAATTCATTCGTAACTAAATCGTCAGGAACATGGGGCAAGGCTGATTCCGACCTTGCTGCTAAAGTAAGGGGAAACTAATGGACTTCTTTAAGTTAAGAGAAAACGCTGGTGAGTTTGGCACAGACAAACTCAAAAAGAAATACGAGGATGAGACTCCTGGTCAAAACGAAAAGTATCGTCCGCCTACTAAGGCAGAGATCGATGCTGATAAGAAGAAGGACCAAAAGGGTAAACCTCGTCCTAGCATTACGGCTAAGTCAGTCAACCGTAAAGTATACGGTAAGATGATGGGTGGTCTCAAAGAAGGCATCAATCAAAAAGCCTTTGCCGCTGGCGCTAAAGGAATGAAGGCATATGCCCAAAAGAGTGGCGGAATCGATAAAGCAGACTTTATGAAGGTAGCTAAATCGCTTGAAACCATCTCTCGTATCAATATCCTACAAGCAGGACAAGAGTTGTCTCGCTTGAATCGTATGGTTGATGGTATGGATACTGATGTTCGTGAGCGTATCTACGTTGAGCTTAAGAAGGTTGGTCTTGTAGAATCAATCATTGAAAAGGCCGATGACGATACTGTGCGAATGATTAAAGCTAATCCAAAAATGAAAGATAAGATTCTTCGTGGTCTTAATCCTAAGGCTCGTAAAGAAATTGAAAAAGCTCTTAACGAAGAGCTCAAGGTATCCGATGGTGCCGCAAAATGGATTGCTGATTTCCAAGCATCCGATGCCCCACAGTTCCAAGGTAAGTCTGACGACGAAAAGAAAAAGATGGCTATTGCTGCATTCATGGCCGCAAAGGCTAAAGAAGGTGGTGACAAGAAAGAGCCACAAAACGAATCCCTTGATGAGGCAAAGTTTTCCCCTAAAGATATTAAGATGGCGATTGGTATTGCATCTGATAAAAGATATGCTGGTGGTAATATGTCTGGTGCCGTTAAGGCAATGGATAAAATGAAACCCGGCATTTCAGATCATCCCCAAGTTAGAGCAGTACTTAAACGCCAAAACGAAGATCTAGCAGAGGCAGCCCCTAAGATCAAAGGTCCGTCCATGAAGGGTGGAAAGATCATGGGAGTGCCAGGAAAACAAATAGGGCAAAAACTTGACATTGAGCCACAAGTTAATGGCATGAAGTTAATGTTCAGAGTAACCACCAGTGACGGTTCGCTTAAGACTGTTGATGCCGCTGGTTTGGCTAAGATGCTAAGATAGGATATATTAAGATGAAATCATTTTCTGAGTTATGGGATCTTAAGGAAGACGACGATAAGGATCCTAACGAATACGATCAAGAAGGAGAGATGGCTAAGACCCAACTCCAAACGATCATGCGTAACGCTCAGGATCTGATGAATCTATTAGAAGACGACGATAATCTACCAGAGTGGGTACAGAATAAAATCACAAAGGCAAGCGATTATCTTGACTCCGCAACGGACTACATGAAGTCCAACGAAGGGTCAGAAACTTGGGAAGCAGGTTATAAGAGAAGAGTCGTTAAGACTACGAAACCTGAGCACAAGGAGAAGGGTTACAACTGGAGGATCAAAGGTAAGGATCGTCCAGAGATATCTATTAAGCTTTATAAAGATAAGCCATCGCAGCAAGAATTTAATAAACAAATGAAGCGCGTGGCAGGTCACGAGTTTGGAGGCTAAGGTGAAATCATTCAACAATTATAATGAAGAAGTAATTGATCAACGCTGTGAGGAGTGTGATCTTTACGAGAATCTTGAGATCACTGAGGCCGAATACCAGGGTAAGAAAGTAAAATTAAATGATCCATTTAGAACGTCGGGTGGTCCAAAAAAGTTTGCAGTATACACTAAGAACGATAGTGGTAATGTTGTTATTGTACGCTTTGGCGACCCTAACATGGAGATCAAAAGAGACGACCCAGCGCGTCGAAGGAATTTCCGTGCCAGACATAACTGTGACAATCCTGGACCAAAATGGAAGGCCCGTTACTGGAGTTGCTACCAGTGGCGAGGTGGAGCAAAAGTAGATAACTAAGGGGATTAACTACTATGGCAACTAAACGCGAGCAAGAACTGCTCACAAAACTATCAGACAAATTTGATGTACACATGGAGCAAACCGCCCATGATCAAAAAAGAATGATAGTGATGGAAGAGAAGCTAGATAAACTAGCCGACGCTGTTGTTTCTATAGCTAGGGCTGAAGAAAAGATTTCTGTTCTTATCGAGGATACACGTGATATTAAAACATCCGTTGATGAGAACACTAAAAAGATCCATGAACTTGAACTAACATCATCGGCAAACTCTGCTGATCTGAAAACGTTAGGTAAGTTCTTCTGGATGGTCGCTGCCGCGGCGATCACTATTTGTGCCGGAGCAATATCGATGGCACTGGGTATACTAAATTAAAGGAGCACTCAAATGTCGCTAGACAATGAACTTAAGAGTATCGCTCAAGCGTATTTGAGCATGCTTGACGAAAAGAAAATGGCCAAGGAAAATGATGATGAAGACAAGGTCGAATGTCCTAAGTGTAAAGGCGAAGGATGCGATCATTGTGATGATAAAGGCTATCACATGAAAAAGGACGACGATGACGACGACGAAAAGGAAGTCGACGAAGCCGTCAAAAAAGAAGATAACACCAACGATAAGTCGGACGATGGTGATGGGATGGACAAAGTTCAGCCTAAAGCACTAAAGAAAAAGTTCGCAGATCGTAAGGATAAGGATTTGGATAACGATGGTGACACTGATGATTCTGATGAATATCTACACAACCGTCGTAAAGCGATTTCAAAGGCTGTCAAAGAAAAGGCTAAGAAAGAATCAGTAGACTGGGACGCAATCCTTGAGATGACTGATGACGAGATTGACAACTATATTGACAATCTTCCTGAGGCTGCATTGAATAGATTCGCAAAAGAATTTGCTGCAATGACTGAAGCTGCTACAGCTCAAATGAAGCCAAAGCCTGAGGATCAAGAAAAACTTGAGCCACGCGCTGCAGCCGAAAAGGACTGGGCGGATAAGCATACCGTTGACGTAAAGGATAATCCTGAGACTAAAAAGCAGGATGGTTCTGAAAAGGTTAAGCAAGCTGCTGGTCGTAAAGGTGATAAAAGACTAAAGGACGTTCGTAAGTAACTAATAAATATCAGTATAATGATATTATTAAGGTTACACAATTATGAAGTCTTTTGATGAATTGAATGATGACAATTTTTTGGAGTTCGCTGCTAAGTATTATAACAATCCGCAGTGTACTTCCGAGGAAGAGTTTTACGATGACTTAAATCGGTTCAAGTATTTGAAACGATTGATGAAACGGTATTTTGATAAAGGGGATCTGCAGGAAAGGTTAATACTAAACCACATTATTATTCTATACAATGTGTTTGGTATTCCTGCAGCAAACCGCATGATGTTCTTTAAGTTTGAACCTCATTGTTGGCCTCTTATCAAAACCTTTTTGATCTTTCTTCATTACTTAAAGCCGAATGAATACAACGATATCCCTCTTGACGATAGAGTGATAGAGGTACTAAGGAATCTATAATGGGCATTGTTTCTAGAGCAGCAGATGTATACTATACATACCGATTCATTCGCACGCTGGTTACACCGTGGGAAGAATTAGACGCGTATAAGCTAGGGCTGATTGACGGAAACGGTAAGAACCTAAAGAAACCCTCAACGAGTGAAGAAAAGGATTCTTATACAGTATTCTTTAGACTCGTATTTAATATTAAAAGAATTTTAGAAAAGTTGCCGTTTGGTAAGAGCCGTATCTCTTCCTATGCTGCAGCTTTGTTTTTGCTCAAGGAACAGACGAATATGTCTGATGAGCAATTGGCTCATGCCTTTGCTGAAGCTGGGATTGAGATTGATGATCTACTCGCTGAAGAAAACGCATGGCACGTACAATCCAATGACACGCTATCTCCTGGTGTGTTTAAGTTGGCACAAGACATTGCTAGTCCATTGACTGGTGAAATGATTGCCAGAAGGGGAACTACTGTTTTGGTTGACGAAGGGACAAAACCGTCAGGTCTTGTCTTAGGCGAAAGTATATATAAAATTAAGCATGTTCAAACTAAGCAGGACATATATGTATCTTCCGGAGACTTGCTGCGATGAAAAATTTTAGCTTTTGGGTAGATGATTGCTGGGATGGCTACAAGCAAGTTGGTACTAAGAAAAAAGGAAAAAGAACAGTTCCTAATTGTGTACCAGAAGATGCACCCGTAAACGCGGTCGGTACGGACGGTGGTGTTGATCTGAATCCTACAGGTCGCTCCGTGAAAATGGACCGCAGGTCAAGATGGGACATAAACAAACTGTTCCGTCGTGCAAACGGACCTAAAAAGAAACAGGAGAAATAGAATGATTGACGTACTTATCTGGGTAGCTGTTGGCGCTTTTATTGGTTGGAATTTTCCTCAACCGTTTTGGGCTAAAGCAATTCAAAATAAGGTTATGAGCGTTCTTAAAAGAGACACGTAATGTTTGGTGGATTGAAGGTTTATTTGATTATGGGATCTGTGTTAGCTACCATTGCGGTAGGCGGATATTTCTACTACAAGGACACACAGGCCACGATCAAACTATTAACCGAAAACGCAGCTAAACTAGAAACTGCAGTAGAAGCTAAAGATACGGTCATTGACCAAATGCAAGAAACTTCAAAGAGACAAGCTGAGTTGAATGCTCAGCTTAACGAGTCTTTGCAAGCTGCAGAATCTTATCAAGACGAACTATTGAATAAACTTCAGGAACATGATCTTACTCGTTTAGCGATTAAGAAACCTGGACTAATCGAAAGAAGAATTAATGATGCAACGAAACAACTTTTTGACGATCTCGAGTCTGCTACTAACGACTAGCATACTTGGAGGTTGCGCACTGTTCTCTCCTCAAGAGAAGATAGTAACAGTACCTCAAATCATTGAGAAGGACATCCCATTGGCGGAACGTCCTAAAGGTCTTTCGTTGTCTGACGTTGATTTTTTTGTAGTCACCGCTGAGAACTATGACGAGTTCAAGGAGCGGTTCACTAACGAAAATGGGCAGTTGGTTTTCGTTGCCATGTCCGTGCGTGGATATGAGGCTATGTCTCTGAACATGGCTGAACTTCGTAGGTACATACTTCAGCAAAAAGAAGTGATCGTGTACTATGAAAATTCTTTAGAAAAAAATATAGATAAAGACGCACAATAGGGTTTACATCCTACCCTTTTTGTGGTATAATAGTCTTATCATTTAGAAAATTGGAGTCACTTGATGGCAGATAATATTTTTGTTACTAAAAGGGACGGCAGAACTGAGCCGTTCGACCTTGATAAAGTCCATAAAGTACTCGAGTGGGCAACTGCAGATATCACTAGCGTGTCTATATCCGAGATTGAACTCAAGGCAAATATCCAGTTATACGATAAAATCCCAGCTTATGATATTCATGAGCTTCTTATCAAATCGGCAGCAGAGTTGATATCTGATAAAACACCAAACTATCAGTATGTTGCCTCAAGACTAATCAACTATAAACTACGCAAAGAGGTCTATGGTCAATACGAACCTTGGCCCTTGGCTCATCTCATTATTGAGAACGTGTCCCGTGGTGTATACGATGGATCCATCATGGAGGAATACACTCGTGATGAGATTGATCAATTAGGATCGTACATTAAGCACGATCGTGATGATAGCTTTACCTTTGTTGGTATGGAACAGTTCCGTGGCAAGTATCTTGTGCAGGATCGTAGAACCAAAGAATACTACGAGACTCCTCAAATGCTATACATGATGATTGCGGCCACGCTGTTTATGAACTATCCAAAAGATACCCGTATGAAATGGGTAAAGGAGTTTTATGATGCAATCTCACAATTTTACATTTCGTTACCGACTCCAATTATGGCTGGCGTGCGTACACCTACTCGTCAGTTCTCGTCATGTGTCCTTATTGAAAGCGGAGATAGCCTGGATTCAATCAACGCAACGGCGACGTCAATTGTTCGGTACATTTCTAAAAAGGCTGGAATTGGCATTAGCGCAGGCAGTATCAGAGCAATCGGATCTAAGATTGCAGATGGCTCAATTGTACACACAGGACTTATCCCGTTTCTTAAGTACTTCCAGGCTGCGGTCAAGTCGTGTAGTCAGGGAGGAGTGCGCGGCGGTGCAGCAACTGTATATCTCCCAATTTGGCATTTAGAGTTTGATGATCTGGTAGTCCTTAAGAACAATAAAGGCACCGAAGAAACTCGAGTTCGTCATATGGATTATGCCTTTCAGTTCAATAAACTGATGTATGAAAGACTACTGTCAGGTGGTAACATTACGTTCTTTTCTCCAGACGAAGTCCCTGGACTATATGAAGCGTTCTATGCGGACCAAGATAAGTTTCGTGAGCTATACGAAAAGTATGAGCGTAAGACATCGATTCGTAAAAAGGTTATGCCAGCAATTGAAGTCTTTAGTGAGTTTATTAAGGAGAGAAAGGACACTGGTAGAATCTACCTGATGAACGTTGACCACGCAAACGAACACGGCGCGTTCAAACCTGAACTTGCGCCTATTAGACAATCAAACCTATGTTGTGAAATCAATCTTCCAACAAAACCGCTGAACTCAGCAAACGACGATGAGGGTGAGATCTCATTGTGTACACTGTCTGCAATCAACTGGGGACTTATCAATGAGCCTAAAGATTTTGAGAGATATTGTACTCTTGCCGTTAGAGCACTGGACGCGTTGCTTGATTATCAACATTACCCAGTCAAGGCTGCTCAAGTTTCTACATTTAATCGTCGCCCTCTTGGGGTTGGTATTATTAACCTTGCTTACTTTTTGGCTAAAAGAGGACTGGCGTATAACGAAGAAGCTCTGGTCACAGTGGACGAATACGCTGAGGCCTGGTCATACTATCTGATTAAAGCATCCGCTGATTTGGCTGCAGAGCAAGGATCAATTCCATACATAACAAGTAGTAAGTATGGCGATGGTGTTCTTCCTATCGATACGTATAAGAAGGATGTTGACGAATTGGTCAAACCAAAACAACGAATGAATTGGAAAGAATTACGAAAGCAGTTAAAGAACACTGGTATTCGTAACTCAACTCTGATGGCTTTAATGCCAGCAGAGACTTCTGCTCAGATCTCTAACTCTACGAATGGTATTGAACCACCTCGTGCGTTGGTATCTTATAAGCAGTCAAAGGATGGTGTAATGGCTCAGGTTGTTCCTGGCTATCATCATCTTAAAAACAAGTACGATCTACTGTGGGATCAAAAAT